CCGTCACAGCTAGGGTCGTTGCAATAGTCTCAGCCGCAGTGTTCACCACGCCTGGTGTGTTAATTCCACTTGTTCCGTCAATAGTTACTGCCATATATTTCCTTAAACCACGACCCAGCGTGAACCGCTGGAGACTGTGACCACAATGCTGCTGTTAACTGTTACAGGGCCAGCGCTCATAGCGTTGTCGCCCGTAGCGATGGTGTAGTTCTCTGCAATTGTGGCGCTGTTGACCACAATGCCGTTTGAAGCTCTTGGTGCTTTGACACTCAACTCGCCGGTAGAAGGCTTGTATAAATACTGCGCGTTGCTTGTGAAGATCGTTGTTGGCACACCGCTTGTTGCAGATGCAAACAAGGGAAAGAGATTGCTTGCCGTTGTGGTGTCGTTGCTGATTGTTGCACCAGCCGTCCCGTTGGCGGCCGCAGTGATCAGACCCTTGGCATTGACCGTGATGTTTGCGGCCGTGAACGAGCCAACATTGGCGTTGACAGTTGCCAGTGTGCCAGCAGCAGTGACGTTGGTTGATCCGTCAAAAGACGGGCTGGTGTAGGCCAAGTCACCCGTAACTTCAATCGTGCGGCCTGTAGTCAGAGTGGCCGCGCTGCCGGTGGTGCTTTGGTTCAACGTGGGAATATCAGCTGCAACAACAGCGCGGAATGTCGGTACACCAGCAGACCCGTTGGGTGCAGCCAAGACAAAGTTGGCCGTTTTGCTAGCGTAAGGGTTGAGCGTGTCGCCGTAGCCCGAGGCCAAGCTGATGGCAGGGGTCGTCCCGCCACTAGATACAACGGGTGATGTTCCAGTCACCGAGGTAACAGTACCGACAAACTGGTCAGCAGATGAAATTGTAAAGTTAGGGTAAGTACCAGTGATCGTAGTTGTGCCGCCTTGGGTCAAGGCCACCGTCTGATCCGGTGCTGTATTGGTAATGGTCAACGTGCCGGAAGTTGTGATCGGGCTGCCTGAAACACTGATGCCTGTGCCGCCAGTAGCTGCCACACTTGTGACTGTTCCAGACCCGCCGCTTGCGTTGATTGTCTGATTAGGCCAACTGCCGGTGATCGAGGTAATGTTTGTACCAGCTACCAAGCTGGGCGTTGCTGTTCCTGTACCACCACTAGCCACCGCAAGAGTGCCAGCCAAGGTAATCGTGCCGGTTGTGGTGATTGGCCCACCACTTGTTGTCAGACCCGTAGTGCCACCAGATACAGCGACACTTGTTACTGTTCCTGTTCCAGCACTCACATTGACAGTGACATCATCACCAGAGGCAGTAGCGGTAACAGTCGCGCCAACAAAGTTGATGTTCTTCACACCCGTGGAGATCGAGCTACCCTCGTCTTTAATGCCAACCGCCCCGTTGGTAGACATGGTGCTGATAACTTGTATCTTTTGCGCCAAGTCGGGAGATACAACCTCACCAACATTGATCTCTTGCCCAGTAGACAAAGTAATGATTAAGCTGCCATCAAAGTCAATTTTGGCGTCCGTGACAGAAACACCATCTTGACCATCTACACCGTTTATGCCGTTCAGCCCATCAATGCCCCGAGCGCCTGGCAACCCATCACGACCTGGCCTTCCGTCCTTACCTTTTTGCCCATCTACACCGTCTTGCCCATCACGCCCATCTTTGATATTGGCAACCCGCTTCTCAATCGCCTTGCCGGTTTCGTCGTACCTCGCCCGAATGTCGGACTCCATCTTCTTTAGGGCTTGCAACACCAAATTGACATTGACCGCAATCTTTTGCTTTTGGACTTCCTTGCTCTCAGCAATAGACTTATGAATTGACTCAAGCGCTGCTAGCTTGTCATCGTCAGACATTGAATCGAGATCAATCATTTCAATGCTCCCGACAGTTGGTCAAGGAACTCGTTCTCGACTGAGCGTAGATTCTCTTGTTTGTTTGCCATCTGCAACTCAACGATCTTGGACTTGTTCTTGATGTCAGCTTCTTTGAGCATCAACTCAGCAATCTTGACCCGTTTGTCAAACTCTTTACCCTCATTGTCATCTGGTAAATTTTTTGTCAGCGCCGCCATAGTCTTAGCTTGCGATTCTTGCGGCATAAGCTGCGTTTCCACCGACAACTTCTGTGCTTCTGCCCGATTCTGTTCGGCCTGAGTGGTGTTGACCGCAATCTGAGCCTGTGCTGCTTGTAAAGCCAGTTGCTGTTGTGCTTGTTGAAGTTGCTGGGCTTCTGGGTTGGGCTGGCTCATCTGGTCAAGCGCCGCAATCATTTCATACCTGTTAGACAGGCTGGAATTGGCAAAAATGCCCTTCAGAATGATCGGCAGTACGGGTGTATTAGGACCAAGCGTCTGCAACAGACCCACAAACTGCTGCTGCTCGTACTCTCTAGCAATAATGCCTAGCGTAGCCGTCGGGACAAACTTCATGTCTACCGATGGATAGCGCTCTGGGTCGAACTGCATGTACCTGAACGCCGCCTTTTGGATGAACGGGATCAAGAAATCTTCTTGGAAGTTCACCAGTGTGCGTTTGTACTTCTTGATGATCGTGGCGACTGCCATTGACATGCCAGCACCGTCCCGATTGCCTTGGCTAACCATGCCTTGACCATCCATCGTGCCGGTGGCTTGTAGCAACATACGCTCAAACTCTTTGGCCGTGTTCAGATTGTTAAGACTTGTCTCGCCAAACTTAAAGGGGTAGAGAATTTCAGCAGGGTTGCCGTTGACCAAGAACGCTTTGCCAGGTTTCACCTCAAACTTAGCGCCCCGTGGAAGGCGAGAAGCGTCCAAACCTATCATTGGTGAGGTAGTTAAAGCAAGAGAATCCAGATGGCTACGCACTTGAGCGTCAATCGCCTTCTGCATGTTGTAGGACTTCTCCACCGTCCCTCGACCCAACAGCCGATTTGGAACGGTATCGTCCTGATAAGACAGAACCGGACGATCTTTCATCATGTACGGGTTTTCTTCTGCCTTGAGCAGCAAACCCTCGTTGGCAATCACCACAATGGCTTCCACCATGTTAGAGTAATCATCAGCAACCGAATCTTCGGGGAACAATTCTTCTATTTCCTCGTCCTTTTCGGTCAAGTACTCTCGCGGAACAAGGCCGTAGTACGTCAGCAACCGAACTTTTCCATCTCTGTACTGGCTGACCTCTTGGGTTGGCTCAAGATCAGTGTCCTCATCGCCCGTGGTGATGTTTACTTTGCGGTAGATGCCCTTTTCGATGCCTTCAACTACTTTGTGGATGCTGACAAACTTCTCAATTGCCACACCCATGCAGTCATCAATGCTTGTCCCATTGGGGTCGAACAAGAAATTCTTAGGGTTAACAGGAGTGATCTTCACCGCAATGCGGCTTTTTTCTACTACACCAATGGCAGCTTGACCCATCTGGCCTGGAATCGGCTGGGTGGCTGGCTCAAAGACCTTTTCTTCTTTAACAACAATCTCGCCGATGCCCGTGCCATAGATTTCAGCCATCAACTCGATCTGGTCGATAGCTTTTCTGATTTTGTCTTGCTTGAAGTCTTCCATCAACTGAGCTTTGAGCGTTTCCACATCCAGAGGATTGCCGTTGACATCTTTAAGATCGTCTTCAATGTCAAAGAACTCGCCCTGACCAAAGATAGCTTCCATGATTTCAGCATGGCGGGTTTCCACCGCTTGTTGCGTAGCAGGGGTCACGATGCGTGATCGCTCAGACTCTCGCGTCTTGTCCTCAGCCGCCCATTCGCCACGGAAGATGCGCTCGTATTCTAGGTAGTCGGGAAGAAAGTTCGTGTCGCGCCAGTCGCGCCAGCGGTCACAGTGGTCAACGACAAAGGAGGTTAGCTCTTTGTCGTTCTCTGTTGGTTCGTCGAACTCATTTTGATCCATAGCGTTACCTCGTTGTGTCGGCTATTGTATTGGCAAATTTATAGCGGTCGATAGGCAAGGCTATCAAAAAATGCCGGTGCTTGTTGATTAAATTGTTGCTGGATCATGTTTGGCTGTTGCATCTGAGTATTTAAGCCAGGGAAGCCCATACGGTACTGCATCATTGGTTGAAGTTGCTGCCCAAATAAACCACCAAAATTTTGAGCACCACCTAATCCCATCAGCGGGTTATAAAAAGGTGGCTGTTGCATCATT